CTACTGGTGGATGATAAAGATATTCTGAGGTGTAATCCCGCCGATAAACTCTCCAGGATTGGTAAGTATTAACTTATCCTTATATTGCTTCAACATAATAGTTCCATTCATCCGGTAATCTCGATGACCAAATGCATTAAATAAAAATTCTCTTAAAGCGATAGTAGGATAAGTGCTAAACTCTGGATGTACAAGTCCCGATTCTACTGTTACCATTGGATTATCAACCGCAATGTATCGCTCTAATTCATATAGTGCTACTGGTATAGCATGTGTTCCGTCATCCCTATGGGAATAATCTGTGGACCAACAGGGACAGGCACCTTGGTCCAACGCTAAGATAAGCCTTTTTGGACGGGAAACCTGTCCCTCTGGATCCAACTCATCCAACCTACCCCACCTCTCCAAACCATCCATATTCCTTCTCAAACACCAACTCCACCGTTCCAGTCGGCCCATTTCGGTGTTTGGAAATAATGACTTCCATGTGATTACCCTTCTCTGTATTCCGATCATAGTAATCCTCACGATAGAGAAAGAAAATAACATCTGCATCCTGTTCAATATTGCCCGACTCGCGTAAGTCAGACATGAGTGGGCGTTTATCTTGACGCGACTCGACATTCCGGGATAGTTGGGAGATTAGTAGAATGGGTATATTTAACTCAATCGCCAACAGCTTCAGCTCACGAGTGATTTCCCCGACCTCGAGATCCCTTCGTTCGCGCTGCTTTGCTGGCGTAATTAACTGCAGGTAGTCAATGATTACAAGGTGATTCCTCCCTGGATCATCGTGGAGCTTTTTCCGGATAGCGGAGCGTATTTCAAATAGTGTTCGCTTCTTGTCATAGACATCGAGATCCCAATTGGATATCACACCAATCGCCCGGACTGCCCGTTCATAATCTTCCTCAGAAAACGATGCTGTCCCCCACTTCCGACCATTGATAGCACCTTCCGCAGATAACAATCGCTGCAATAATTGTTTCGTCCCCATCTCTAAACTGAAAATCGATGTCGATCCACCTTGCTTAGAGTGCCCTGCAGCCAAGTTCAGTGCAAATGCTGTCTTGCCAACGGATGGCCTCGCTGCGACAATCAATAGATCGCCACGCTGCAAGCCACCGGTCATATTATCAAGCTGCTCATACGACGTGAGGCATCCTTGCTGTACTCGGTCTGGATGGAACATATCATCGGCAATTTCCATCAGGTAATCATAGACAGCTTTTTCCTGGGTAACTGCCCCTGTCTCTTGAAAGGTCTTCAGTTGCTCAATCAGCATGTTTAGTTCCTCATCAGACGGATTTCGCAAATACTGCATCACACCCTCCCGTGATTTTCGTAGTCGGTATGCTTCGAAAATAAGCCGCTCATGATGCTTGATAGCTGCCGTACTCGCCACGGTTTCCGTCATTGCCAGCAAATAGGAGGTGTTTCCAACCTGTTCGATTGCATCTCCAAGCCTCGTAGTTACAACAACCATGTCGATGAACTCCCCTTGATCCGATGCGCGTTTCATTGCCCGATAAATCGCTTTATGCCGAGGATCATGGAAGTGCTCCTCCTGCACTCCCAGATCCTTAAAAAACGTTCCATCAAGCAGCACGGAACCAAGCACCGCCACTTCAGCCTCATAATTGTCAATCGACATGGCGACATCCCTCCACCAATTTAGTTAATGCCTCCTGAAAACGGCGCTTCGTCTCTTCAGGGACCTTTGCCGCCTCCTCCTGCCAAGCACGCAGCTCCTCTAAATGCCCATTCGGCTCCACTGGATATGCCGCTATTTCCGTAAGCGTTGGAGCGTATTGGTGACTAATAACGTGGGCATTCAAGTTGCTTATCACACCTTCATAATCCATCTTTAGCAGCTGCGGTATGAATACTCTTATCTTCCTTTCCCCGAGCTTAACACTTGGGTAAAATTCCTGAATCGCATCTAGTACATCAAACGCCTCTTCCTTTGTCATGACAACATCTCCTCTTTTAATTTATGAAGCACAGATTTGTTTTCTGACTGGACTTTTTTCCAGAATGGGACCGACCATTTCCGCTCCTGCATCGACTCTTTTTCTTTTACAAAACTCCGTACTTGATCCAAATCGCTCAGCCCAGCACGGGACCATTCGTTTAAAATTCTCTCGATGTATTTTAAGGTTCTTCCTCCATGCATAACAGCAACCTGCATTGCTTCTAACACAAGTCGTGCATCACTCGCATCACACCAGCTAGCAATGACCTTACGAGAAGCCGGTCTTAAGGCTGAAAAGTTTTGATTGTAAAATGTAAAAGGATCTGGTGACGCCTCTCCTCTTCTTCTCTTTTGTTTTTGTTTAAGTATGGTCCGGGATTCGTCCGGTAATTGGTCAAAGGATGGGTCCGGTAATTGTTCCGTTGAGCTTTTTGTTAAGGTGTCCACGGATTCGTAATGCAACTTGTCCGGGTATTGGTAGGAATCCTCAGATGCCCCCGTACGTTCACCGCCTTCCTTCTGCCGACCCGATATGTCCACTTCCTTCACATTTCCCTGATTCCACGATTGGTCGAGTACTACCATTTCATACACTGGTGACCTCCCCTTTGCCCCAGGCTCATAATGAATGAGCCCATACTTTACGAGTACTGCCCGTGCCTCGGATAAGCGCTGTTTTGATAAACCACCATACTGCCTTACTAAAGCATTGGAAGCATTGAATCGATGCTTCCACCCAGCCATATTGTTAATCATCATTAAGGTGTGCCACAACAAAATCGCCGCTGATGGTATGTCATGGAACTCCAAGTATTCCTTAAATGCATTTAACTGTTTGATATAGTTCATTCTAAATCACCTCTCTCTTCCTATTCTGGCTTACCCACCCTTTTGGCCACCCTCTTAAAGGGTAGCCTTAGTTCAATTTGATTGTTTTTCCTGATTTTCCATCCAAGCGTCAATCGTATCTTTTGAAAATAAAATCCTTCTACGAATTCGAAAATGTGGAATCTCGTTTAAACGTGCCATTTTGTACACCGTATCCAGATGTACCCCAAGATAAGCCGCCATTTCCTTCACCGTCATCGTTTTTCTCTCCATAAAAAAAACACCTCCTTTTGTTCTTTCATTACTACAATCGAAATGAAAGGGTAAAAAGGGGGGATTTGGGTTGAATTATTTTTTATTATGTTAAATGTGGTGGTTATATCACTTGTGCACCGGCTTTTTGGAATTATTTTAACGTCAATCAAAGAACCAGAGAGCAAATAAAGCTTGCATTTTCGCTCAAGGCTGCATTTGGTTTAAGTAATTAATAGCTAAGCTAGATACTTTGCGATACTTTTTCTTTTAGAATTGTAAAGTGGATCTAACCCTTTAAATATTTTACTAAAGCACACATGGTACATTTCATATCTCATCCATTCCTTTTAAAGATAACTTCATCTCTTTGTTTTATAATTTAATGGGGTTCACCGTGATTATTTAAGAGGCAAAAAGGCATTGGTAAAATTATAGCAATGCCTTTTCACTTATTCATAAGCCCGAAAAAATGTTTTATATAACTTCTAAATCATTTATTGCTTGTACCATTCAGTTTTAATATCAGGTAAATTTAAGTTTTTCCATTCCTCTTTCCATAAATCTAAATACGGAATATCATTAGAAGATGGCGGTGTTGTACATTTATCTATTTGAACTATTGATGGTAAAACAACAGCATCTCCTAGTAATAGTGCTTCTCCTGCTTTAAAAGTAGGCATTCTATCAGTAATATTGCCTAAAGTATCAGGTAATAATCTCTTAACATATAACTGATCGTTTGGGTTTGTTAAGCGCATTGCAATAAAATTATTACACTGGGAGAAAATAGTCTCTGATATTTCAGATGGTCTTTGACTTGATAAAAGTAGTGATACTCCATATTTCCTTCCTTCTTTTGCAATTCTTTCAATAGCCTCTTTTGAAGCACGATATTTTAATAGATCACTTTTAGGAACATATTTATGTGCCTCTTCATAAACCATTAGGATTGGTATGTCATTATTGATTTTCTCTTCTGGATTTTGGGAATATCTCATTCTTTTGTAATAATAACCATATTCAAATATTATTCTTGATATTAATGAAACGGTTATACTTAGAACTTCAAATGGGACACCACTCAGATCAATTACAGTAATATTGGATTTTTGGGTTTGTTTATAGCCTAATAATTGCTCAATTGTTTCTTCAAAAGTAATTTGTTTCGATTTATCCCCCAATAGAAATTTCAACCTACTGTCATAAACCTTATTTTCAAGACGGTTAACAAAATTTGTTAACTTACCATATAAGCTACCCTGCACCGTTTTCTTTTGTCCCTTTTTATCACCTGATTTATATACTTCCCCAGTGTCAATTACTTCGGAGTTTTTCTTTGTAATAAATTCAAGGACTTTATTGATATCAAAAAAATACGGAGAATCAAAATGAATCCTAAAGTTTTCTTTTTCATGACCTGAAAAATTTTCTCTTCTATTATTTACAACTGCTTCTTTAAAAATATATTTTTGATTATGGTCATTGGCTTCTGTATCTATAAACAGCTCGGTGAGTTCGTCACTTTTTAGTAGCCAATAAGGTAATACCAGATTATTAATATCTAGTAAATTTGCTTTTGGAAAAGCAGAACTATACTCTGAATGAATATCAAAAATTATTATATGAGAATTATTTAAATCAAAGTCACCTATCTTTTCATTAACTGCTTTTTGTAAAATTGTAGAAACAGTGTGTGATTTACCAGAACCAGTTGACCCTACTATTGCTATATGCTTATTAAAAAATCTATTACCATTTACCGGTACCTTGATATTTCCATTTGAAGATAATGAGGAAAAAGTAAATTTTTCTGTATCGTTGATTGAATGCTCATATATACTTACTATTTCATCTTCTTTGGCTATTTCTACTTTTTTCGGAGGTATTGCAATTGAATCTCCTCCTCTAATAAACTCGTTATCAATAATCATTCCTAGTGGATTTGCTTCAATTATGTAGTCTTTCTTTCCATCATCTCTAACCTCAATTGAAAAGTTCTCTATTATTGCAATAAGAATTGCATTTTCATTATCTAGAATACGCAAATAAGAACCTACCTTTAATGATTCCTCTGCAATTCTAAAATCTTCCAAGTTGTCGACAGATATTTTCACTTTATTAGGGTAAACCGATATTACCTCTGCATTAATCTTTTCGCCTTGTAAATTCAAATTAAATGACCTCCCTTATATCAGTTAACTCTTCTATTTGAATATTTATTTGCTTAATATTTTCAAATTTCCTTTTTATCAATGGATTAGAAATATAAAACTGATAAATTTCTTTTGTCTTACTAATCAGCTTTAATGTAAGTTCCATTTGTGGGTAGTTACTCAATACCTTTAATCTAACATCATTATAGTAATTTGCTTCCATAATTAATGAGCTAGGATTAAATTCTGCACCTTGAAAATCATACCCATCTTTAAATTTAAACCCTTCATTATATAAATCATTCTTTAATTTTATTAGTTCCTGATTTTCCATATTATACAAACAAACATAAGGACAAAAAGGCCTAGATTCCCTTTTAGACAATTTAGAATACTTTTTAGAAATAATCATCAATAATTCTTTTAAATCTACTCTATCGTAATTTTCATCAGGGACTTGTATTACAAAGAACCTTTCAAAAGGTGAAGAGTTTAAAGTTGAAAATAAATGTTGCCTTAATTCTTTTAAATATCTTTTTTTTCCCTTATATCTTATAAACAACATGTTAAATAATATTTTTTGGTTATTTATTAGTTTTAGAAACTTCTTTTTTGTTATTGTTCTATTTTCAATATCTTCTTCAATTGATAGATTCCTTAGTACATCTAATGCGCTATTATAATAATAGTGTTCCGCTTCAAAACGGGAGCAATTAAACTGATTTTCTAATAATTTTAAAACACTATCTAATTGTGAATCATAATCAACCGCATTAATGTTGATATGCAATAAAGATAAAAAATCATGTAAATCAGCTTCACTAAATCCTAGAATTTCATGATGTTTATATTTAACCTTTTCTTTGGTGTACGTAAGAAAAGTTTCTTTAAGAAAGGTTACAGTAATAGGATTGACTAATTTCTCATGTCCAGACTTGTAATAACCGTATAAATGATAATTAACTTTTTTGTTTTTTCCTTTTTTAACACTTTTAAAGTGTGTTAACATCATACGAATCGGTTTTCCAATTACTGAATGATTGTACTCTGTTTTAGAATAATATTTACATTGAACTGCTGTCTCTTCCGTAGCTGATTTAATATCAATATCTTCTATCCCTTCAACTACAACTGTATCATTTTCATTTTCTAACTCTAATAATCTTTTTATAGAATAATCAAATTGATAGAAATATCCCCTTATTGTATCTATTGCTGATCTGTTCGCCATTGTTACCTCCAAAGAATATAAAAAAATAGAAGAACTCTTCCCAACTAGGATACTCTTCTGCCTTTTTTGATAGTAATTAGATTCGATTTTAAATAATCGTTTTTTCTAATTTTATAATACAACAAGTGGTGTTATTTTCCAATATTCTACAATGTTTTTATATCTCCCTAATCAAAAACTTTCTCAACAAATAATAGTTAGAATCGTGGGAACGGTTCCTTTGCTCATCAATTAATCAACCAGTACTTGAGTGTGAAAACATACAGACAGTTACCGTCGTTATTTTAGAGGGAAAAAATTGAGGCATTGGTTAATGTGACCAAGGAGTTGGGGTCCGACCCATAAATCCAAAGATTATTCATCATTCGATTCTTTATAGCCAAAAAGAATATAACCTATATTGTTCCTTTTATCTTTTGAGCTTAATTTCCTTTTCCACCATGAGTATATTATCTTTGGATTTTCAATATCCTCTTTCATTGCTTCGATTAAATCAAGATAAATTTCCCTTCCCTCATCAACCTCAAAATCTATCCCCCTTTTCTCGCAAATTGAGAGTTTTTCTATAACTTCACTTGAACCATATAATATGACTAAATTTTTCATATAAAAGTAATTTCTATTAATCTCACCCTTATCGTTAGCCAATAATTTCTGATAATGTGACTTATTAAAATCAAGAAGGGAATTTACAAAGTCTGCATAATACTGCCCCTTTTTATCCGCGATTTTCATTAGAACTTCTTTATTTTTTGTAAGGAAAGTATTAAGGTAAGCACCAAGTACCAACGTAAAAATTGATACAACCCAAATGTTCTCACCAATCCAAGTAACTATCTCTTTATATCTTACCCCTTTCTTCCAGTTTCCTATATTAAGGCTTTAGGCTCTGTTTATCTAGCTCATTGCACTTTTTTCTGTATAACAACGCATTTCTATTTGTGCTAGAGACAAGCCCCATAGCACCTATTGAAGGGAGTCAACCTCTCTTGGGTGAGTATGGTGTTATGTGAAGTCATTGTCATCCCTAATTTGCTTAAACACTCTTCTATAATCTTCTTTTGTCATGAACCTTGGCGGTACTGTCTTCTTCTCTAGGGCCTTGTCCCATATAGTTGTCAATTCATCAAGTGTGATTAATTCACATTCAAGCATTCTATTAGAATATCTTGTTATCACATTTGCTAGCAACGCATAACACATTGCAACTGGCTGCGGCAGCATTAATAGTGTATTACTATATTCCTTTTCATAAACAAGAAATTCTCCCTTCCTTAACATGTATGAATATGCTAGTCACCTATAGGTTCTATGATTTAATTTTGATAAATCCCGATATAAATTCCTATAGGCTTGGGCTACAGTCTCACCAGCTGTATTAGATACGTAATTTCGAAACACTCTATTTGGAATAACCTTGTTATCATACCAGCTTTTCAAGTTCTTCTCTTTATCCTTATCCGAGCTTGAAAAATATGTTGCTAAATCTATCGCCTCAACGACATCTCTAAATAATCTACAAGCCAATCTATGTTGTTTGGTATCTATTAATTCGAGGCAATCATTTATTGTTTCTATACCATCAACAAAAAGCATCCATATAGCCTTTTGATCCGTCCTATCATCTCTTGGATACATCCCGTTTCTCTTCATTAAATAAGAAAATAAATCACTTATTAACACTCAGGCTTCTCTTGAAAACTGTTCTTGGGCTTCGTATTCATATGGATTTTCATATGCTTCTTGAGGGGAACGTCCCCAAATAAAGCTTGTCATAATGATTTCATCCTTTTTGAAAGATTTCATTTAATGTCGCCACATACATTCATGAAGATAATCAGCGTTGGTAAACGGATCCGAAACTGTTAAAAATGATTCTCGTAGTCAATCAGATGTGTTATTGACGTGAAATCATAATTTCATATCCTCTTAGAGTATTGATGTTTTTATTTTGATTCCTTTATCTTTTCTTTGATTAATTCTTTAGTATTTCTAACGATCCATATATTTGTTCTTTCATTATATGTCATTATATAATTGGGCAATCCTTTAGCAGTTAACTTATCCCTTTCCTTTGGTTGCTGTTGTGTACTCTTCAGGTAAAGGAGAATTTTATCTAGGGCTTCCGATAATCCTTCATCTGAGTATATTCCATTAAATCTGAAATTGTAAAGATTGTTATTTATCTTAATTTCAATTCCAAACGTTACTTCCTTATCCTGAGCACCATTTTTTGTTACTTTGTAATACTTTTTACCTCGAACTTTTTAAAAGGAATGCAAGATAACAAATTTTATACTATCCCATGTGGAATTAACGATAACTCCTGATACTAAAACCCAAAGCTAAAGAAGAATTGATAATGAATGAATATACATTAACAAAGTCGTCAATCGAGGCCATAATGGTTCCATTTCTATCTTCTGACTGAAAATCAATTCCTATTTCATTTAACTTTGATTTTATTATAGATAAGTCACTTTCTCCTAATGGTCCAGACAAATAAGTCAATCAATTTTATATTGTAAGTTATTAATTTTTTTCATATACAATTCCCCACGGAAAATTATGGTTTTACTCTACCGCTCTTGCAAGCCCCTCATTCTTTGACTCAGAGCAAAATCAATAGATATTGTTATGTATCGGTCAGTCAGTCTTCACTAAACAAAACTTTAACGACTTACTTTTAAGCTTCTATAAAAACTTTTATCACCTTTATGTAGTATTTTACTTGACTGGACAATTGTTTTATCCTTATCGGTAAATAAGCCTTCAAAACCTCCTCAAAGGGGTGCCTTTGTTTTGAGAACCCATGGGGCCAGACCCTTTTCTTCTTGAATTCTATTAAGTCTAGACAAGTAAAGTCCCTCCCTCTTATTTTAAAAAATTTTCAAAGCAAATGTAATACTCATTAAATTTGACTCTATTTAACATATGCTCAACATGGTTATTTAAAAGGCAACAAACAACATTGGAACTTACATTATCCAATGCTACTTTTAGATTTTACCAAGAATACTACTTGCAGCACATTAACTCTAATGTTTCAATCAAATAGCAATTTTTTCTAAGGGGAAATTATAGCTTCAACATTTTCTTCAACTCTCCCAGTCATTCAAAGATCATCTATACTTGTAACCTGCATCTCAATCGTTTTATCTGTTTCTACTACTCCCCAAACTGGATATCCACTTCATCCTCTTGTTTTGGATTTGATTTAATAGAAAAAATACTAATAGAGCTTACTAAAGCAACCAATAAGTAATTTTGAATTGAATTGGCAAGGATTTGATTATTTGAAAAGTCAATTCCATTTGTTTTTCCAGATAAATAGCCGCCTACTATTGCGATTAAAAAAAAACTGTTATGATGAACCAGGCAAGTCCCATTTTCTAAAATCAATAGTCAACATTCACTATTGTAATAAAAGTGTGGCTCTAAAGTATCAGGCGTTTACATTCAAAGTTATATCTTACTATTATTTTTATTAGTAGCTTGTCTTAAAGAATTTCATGAAGCTTTCTTATTTCATCTATTACACTACAAAAATTAGTTTCTATATTTTTCTCTCTTATCTTTTTCCTCTTAGCCTCTATTTCAACCGTTTTTAACGTTTCCAGTTCATCTAATAATCCCTTTTTATCAAAAAAATCAGTAGTATCTAAATCTGAAAACGGAATATACTCATTCGTCTTTCTATGCATTAGAATCCCCTTGATGTTGAAAAGCCCGATTAACTCCTTTAATTTTTTATCATGAGATAAGAAAAGAGGAATAAAGTGAGAAGAATCTTTGTTTGCATTAATTTGAAATTCCATAACTCTAGGAACCATGAAATCCCACGCTATATTCCCTATTTTATCTAATAGTTCTTTTGAAGTAATAGGTTTACCTCCTTTATTTATTTTATTTAACATTGATACCGATTTTCTATCCTCAAAATATCTGAATGCAATGACCATTTCCCTTTCATAAAATATACCTACTCTATTAATTACATATTCAAAAAGTTTTTTCATTTTGTTTTTCGGACTGGAATTACTACCGAATTGAATTTGCCAGATACCAATTAACAGTAGGGTTATACTTTGATGCTTATTGGTAAACAAACTTAACACTTCATTAGCTATAAGGTTTCCATTATAAAATAGACTAATGATTTCATCAGTATTTTGTTTTGCTTCATTTTTACTTATTGTAAACTCTACCTTATTATAGTCAACGTACTGTTCTTGATTTATATTCTTAAACAATTCTACATAATATAAATTCTCGTACAGTGCAAGGTGCTTAGCATTTGAAACCGTAAATGTATTTTCTCCGGATGAAAATATATTCATATAATTTTCCAATAAATAAAAAGTAATATCATAGTTAAAATTACTTTTTAACAATATATCTAGTGTTTTAAAAGTACTTTCCTCTAATAGATTTGAATTTTCTATTCCACTCAAGAACCTTTTTATATAACTGGTGTAGTTTGTATCTAGCATTATTGAATGGTCATATAATATCTGTACGCCTGAGTTACTCAGCATTGAAGTTATTATATCGGTATCAATAGAAAAGATTTTCTCACTCATAAAGTATGGAACAAAGTCAGTGTTATTTTGATTAAGTATGTCTACAAGCCCAGGTGGATAGACAACACTTTTATTGTATTTATCAGATGAAGCAATTAACCTATAATCCTTTGTTATTTCATCATACCTGCTCCAATTTGATATATATTCAAATGGCTCAGTAGAATGAATTAGGCTATAAAGGAAATTTCCCAAACTCACAAACATCAACTCCTTATCTCAAATTATCCGTTAGCCTACTAAGTTATGCCTTGATTATTTTAAGGCAAAAAACAGCATTAGGAAATCCCACTTAATGCTGCTTTTCAAAATAACTCATATTAAGTGTTTAATAGGGGGGAACGGTCTCTCTTGGTATGCATTATATAAAAAACTCCCCAGTCCACGTAAACCAGTAAGTAACATCCAATTTCCCTCTCCACTTGTTTGGTTTTTCATACATAACATCCTTAATTTTTTCAACTAAAGCAAAAAGATACCTTTTTAAATGATTACTTACTTCCCCAAATTTCAAGCTGCTTAACTTTACCAGAATTGGAGATATAATATTTTGTAGCTGCTAATACTTCCTGTATCTTATCAGGCATATATGTATCTTTACTTATCGAAGGTTGAACAATGACAACTTTACCTATAATTTGCTTATCTTGACTTCGTAGTTCTTTTTTAAATTCATCATAATCACCGCGTATAAAGATACAATGTTTTGATTTTCTTCTTTCCTCAATCTTTTTTAATAAAATTGATTTTGTTTTAAGCCAAATAATGGATTTTATAGCTTGTCCTGCTACTTCATAAATATCATTTACATCACTATTATAATTGGCTGCAGACATTTTCTTTACATGAAAAAGGGTAATTTCATACGACGTTTTATTTTCTAATACAGTTATATAATCAGCTATTTCACCTTTAGAATGGTCGTATATGATATACTTCAAGGTGCTATCAGTCAATAAAATTTCTCTCAAAGATGTTTGAATAGATTTTTCATCCGGATGATATCTTGGATCATTTACTTCTACCTTAATATCAGTACCGTATTCCTCAATCCAATCAATTGGAACTATATTATCATTACTAAATACCATTGCATCTGGATTTCCTTCACTTTGTTCAATCCCGGTTATCATTACATCATCTGTAGTGCGAAAAACTAGTGGATGATTATTAAGGTATTCTGATAATTTAATTTGTTTATGTCCATCTGAAACCAAGATTTTATTTGAATCAGAAGAATAATTAGAATTAACGTCACATACTATTACTTCTTCAGTATCGTCTACTTTCAATAAAAGTCTTACTTCATCTGCTTTCACATTTAAAATCCTTATAGAAACATCTAATAAAATACCTTGCACTTCTTTATTATCTGAAAAATAAATAGTAGGTGGGTTAACATATGTTTTCCATGAGAAATCAGAAATAAATATATTAGACGGATATGAAACCAATCTACTTGGTACAGGTAAATAGTCATAATTTGTATTCGTCTTTACTACAATTCCACTATTTGATATCTTTGACCCATTATAATCACACCATTTTATATAATCTCTTATAGATGCATAGGTACTACTCCACATTTTTGATCCACTACTATATCCTATAGTAATTTCACTTTCATCAGTTAAAGCTTTGCAAAAGACGTGTCCAGCTGAATATAATTTTCCAGTACTAGGATCAATAGATTGACTTACATCAACACCGGCTGAAATTCTATATGACTCACCTGAATCGTTATAACGATTTTGCATACCAGAATTAAAGATTTCAAATTCACGTAAATTACCAAGTACTCTGTTCATTTCATGTTTAGGTATTTTTTCATAATATGAACAGAATGAATTAGCTATTCCCTCATAAACAATTTCACTCTTAATCTGCGAATAAATAAATAGTAAGTTTGTTTCCCTTTGATAGTGAACTAAGTATAATAGATTCTCAACATCCTTTACACCTTCTCCAATAAACCATTTTGGCGAGGTGTGATCCTTTCCTATTGCAACAATAGTATTGTCTTTTTCATTTAAAAACGGACCATATTCAATTTTGCAAGCGTCAGGAAATTTAGCAGAACTATTAAACCCAAACGCTTTATAGATCTTTGCATGGCAATTTAGCCTAACACCATGCAAAGAAAAATCATCAATCTTTTCCACCCTATTTTCGTTGACGTTATGATAATCACCAATATACTCCTTTATAGATTCCTCCTCAGAAATTTTACTTTCACTCATGTCAATAATCATGTCCTGCCAAACTGAGTCACTAGTATAAAGAGCTTGGTTTTCTATAATTAACTCACTGTCATTCATTGCAATAAATTTTGCAGCACCAATATTTTCTGCATTAGTTCTTGCAAATCTACCAATAAATTGTAAAGTACTTGCTAAAGATTTATGCGGAGCATGAATAGCAGCAATTTTTAAATTTGGAAAATCAAACCCTTCTCCTAGCATATCTACGCAAATTATTCCATCTAATTTTTTTCCTCTTAAATCTTTTATACATTTCATTACCGTTGAATTAGCCATAGAACTATCAACTCTTTTTAATTTTAATGTTGTATTATCACTATACAACCTCTCTAACTCTTTTGCGTGCTTTTTAGAATTGGTTCTTACCATTAAATAATGATCTAAACCTTTTTCTCTATCTAATAAAAATACTTCCTCTGCCTTTTTTGCAATCAATTTATCCTTTTCGAAGTACTCCTCAATAGGTATATATTGTACTTCACCAAATATACCTTCTTTATAAGCTAAGGAAAGTGGATAATTATATATTATTTCGCCTTTAATCTCCCGATTATCCATCCTAAATGGTGTAGCAGTAAATAAAATTTGCCTAGCATGTTTCATATTAATAAGTATTTGTTGCCAAGTTTTTGCTGGTACATGGTGGGCTTCGTCTATTAACACTAAATCAATCTCTTTATTTATGTTGGTATCTTTAGTTAGAGACAAAGCACAAGCTGGTGTTGCTATAATAACTTGAACAGATTCGATGTCATCAATCATATCTTCACTAAGTAAATGTTTCATCTCATATACATTAGGCTTTAAAAGTTTATCATTAAATACATTTGCTTTAATAAGGGTTTTTAGTTGACTGAAGTCTTCAGTAATTTGCCCTCTAACCATTTTACTAGGAGTAACAACAAGAACCTTCTTTGCCTCTAACACATACGGTGTCATCATCAACACAGCAGTTTTGCCTGATCCCGTTGGCATAACTATAATTGCAGCATTAGAATTACTAATAGTAAAAAAGGAAGAAATAGAATGAATAGCACCTATTTGGGCATTTCTAAGTCCGTGATTTTTTTGTGACTCTCTAGGATAGTTAAGGTATTTGTATCTTTCTGGAAAATATGTATCAGATATTTTCTCCATATTAATAGAACCCCCTTTCCAATAAAAAAAATCATCTGTGAATGTAGTTTAATAACAAAGGTTTCATTAGTGTCAATCAACTTCACTATCCAACATCCAAACTCTTTTAATAGGAATCTCTTTCTTAATTTCTTCGCTAAGCTTTTCATAGTTCTCAAAAATTTGTTGAATAATGGTTTTGGAGTCCCAAAGACGGACCTTGAAAAACTGTTTAGGAATTTCTTTCGTAACAGATGATTTAAAACCGCTCCATGAAACTAGCAATCCAAAGTCTGCACTATAATTGCTCATAGTTCCTATTAATTGGTCTAATGTAGGCCTGTCAAGAGGCGTATCCGATGTCTTTACTTGAACACAAATTCTTGGATCTCCAAATCCCAATGTACTAGAAGCTGCTAATATATCTACACCGTGATCCGCGCCTTCTGGACTTCTGTATGTTGTAAATCCTTTAGCTTTCAAAATTTCCTCAACCAGATTTTCCATCTTATGCCCCTTAAAGCGTTGAATAATTCTCTCTGAAATTTGATCATAAATATACTCTTCTAAATCAATTGAAACTGTTTCTTCATTCTCCTCAACTAGTTCCTTAACATTTTTATTTTTTGGTACATGCCAATTATTGTCACGCATTTCTCTTATACGTTCTTCTGCATTATTTCTATGTATTTTGCATACCGTCATAAAAGCACCTAATGAGTATAAAATATCCTGTTCAAAACGATCCCTTGGTATATCTTTTGCAATCCACTTCACATTGCGATAATGATAGTACGGGCTTCCAAGTGATTCATCATACACGTAATCACCAGAAACCTCACCAATATGTATTGTTCGATTAAACTTTGAAGGTAAGACTACTAAATTACCTTTTTCCATTGCATGTGCAATTGGCCAAATTTGTGAAGCCCAGTTGATTGCTGTTTTTTCTTTATCTAAATCATAATGCTCGATTAGTCGTTTATATAGTGTTTCCTTTGATTCAATTTCTTTTAAATCTATACTAAGATCATCCCAAGTAAGATAGACTCTTTCATCATCTAGAAACTTGTTTTCAAATTCCCCTTGTTTTCCAGCACGAAATAACCAAACTGTCATAATAAATCTCCACCCTTTCTAAATCCTTAGCGATTTAATAAAAAGTATCAACCATCCATAAAAGTTCTTTTTCCAAATCTTTTCTATAGGTGACTGACATTTGTTTAATAAGATACTGGTATTTAATGTAAGAGAGGAAAAAGACGATAATCAATTAATGATAAGCCCAATTTATTTTTTAAATATGAAGCACCAATATCTAGAAGAGTTGATAGTGAAACACTTGAAAATTTTGATGCAGCTTTTTTCGTTTCCCTCCATACTATATCATCACGTACTGTATCTAAAAATGTATGACCATCATAGGTTAATGAACTAATTGCTATGTGAGCATTACCGTCATAATAAAAATCGAAGTTACCATTAATGAAACCTGCTTCGTTAAGTTTTTGAGCAGTGTAGATTACTGTATCTCCATCGTATTCTTTTAATTCTGGTAACACTAGTATTTTATCATGATCAAGATGTTCATTTAAGTTAGTATGTTTTTCTACCGCCAAAAGTAAATCTCTAACACAATCGTGGTTAAGTTCCATACCTCTTACCCCTTTTTTGAAATCTTATAAAGATACACAGCTTGTTCTCAAGAAATCTATAAGGTTGAAAAAATTATATCGGATAAATAAATGTAGCAAAGGGACAAATCTTATATAGCAATAAGTATTAATATAGCCCCTTTGCTTTTTAACTTTTCTAACCAAATAAAATATCACCTTACTTTGTACAATTAGTTCTTACAACCATTTTTGTCACAAGTAATTTTGGAACTAGTATTTACCCAATGACTAGAATTTTCCTTCGTATTAAATCCGCAACCAGTGCTTCCACCTTTTGTCCCACTATGCACAATTCCAGTTGGTATATGTTTAACAGCCATCTTTATCACCTCCTTAAATTACTAATTTTATAGTTTGAGATTATCTGTCCTATAACATAGGAACAGTCACTCACATACACAAAAATGCCAGTTATCCATAAAAGTTCATTCAAATAACTTCTAAGATGACTGACATTTGCTGTTATAATCTATATTCACCTTTTGATTCTGCTGCTTGCTGTATATCCCAATCCCCTACTTCTGTATGCTCCGCCATCAACTCCGCTTGATGCATTACTGTTTCCAATGCCTTTTTCGCTTGATCTGGTGGATAATCGTACTTCTTCAATAACCTTTTAATAATTCTTCGCATTCCAGCTCGTGCGCTCTTACGAACATGCCAATCAATAGTCATGTTACGTCTTACTGCCTGCGTAAGTTCATTTGCTATTTTCAGTAATACTTCATCTTCCATTAACTCTTTTACAACGGATTCTGATGTTAGAGCATCATAGAAGGCTATTTCATCATCGTTTAACCCTAAATTTTCTTCCTCTTGCCGTGCTTTTTTCATATCATTCGCCATTTGGATTAATTCTTCCATTACTTCAGCGTTAGTAATTGCTTGGTTTTTGTATTTATTTAAGGACTGTTTCAGCTTTTCCGAGTATTTCTTGGATTTAACAAGGTTTCGTTTTTCCATCGTTTTGATGTTGCCTTCTAGTAATTTTTTAAGCAATTCAACTGCTAAGTTTTTATGCTCATATGTTCGAACCTCTTTTAAGAACTCTTCCGATAAAATGGATACATCTGGATGTTTCAGTCCCATTACTTCAAATACATCTACCGCTTCTTCAGAAATAATAGAGCGCTCAAGTAACTGACTAACTCGTGCTTCTACTTCTTTTTTCGATTTACGTTTCGGTTGTTTTTCCTGAAGTTTATTAAGACTTGCTTTTACTGCCTTAAAATAACTAACTTCAAGTGCTACAGTTTTACCTTCTTCAGTCGCTGCACATAGTGAATGGGCCTTGGCTAATTCTGTTGCAGTCTGTTTAAATTCTTTTTGTTCCTTTTCGTTCTTACCGAAAATAACGTTCATACCACCAGTAATGGCACGAATACGTCCCGCTTGTGATGAACTCATATAAGCCGAGTAATCATAACCGTGCATCATATTTTGCAAGATTTCCAATTTCTCTTTCATCACAGCAACAGCAGCTGACGTATCAATACCTGTAGTTTTCTTATCGCTGTCTGTGTATTGATTTAAAGCCTTTTTCAAACTTTCTAATATTCCTATATAGTCAACAACTACACCGCCTGATTTGTCCTTAAACACACGGTTAACTCGTGCAATCGCCTGCATTAAATTGTGGCCTTGCATTGGTTTATCGATATACATCGTATGCATAGAAGGAACGTCGAATCCGGTTAGCCACATATCACGAACAATAACAATTTTTAATTCATCACTGTTATCTTTCATTCGTTTAGCTAATAAGTCTCGGCGTTTTTTTCCACCAATGTGTGCTTGTAAAGCATCTTCATCTCCTGCGCTACCAGTCATAACTACTTTTATTTTCCCTATGTCATCGTCATCAGAATGCCAATCTGGTCGAATCTTAACAATCTCATCGTATAGTGCAACACATATACGACGACTCATACAGACAACCATTGCTTTCCCATCAATTGTTTTAGCTTTTTCTTCGTAATGGTTGACGATGTCTTTTGCTAACTTCTTAATCCGACTAGGTGAACCAACAATCGCTTCAAGCCTAGACCATTTGGATTTATATTTTTCACGAGTGGATTCTTCTTGATCTTCCGTAATCTCTTCAAACTCCTCATCAATTCTGGCTAATTCTTCTTCATTGGCTTCTAAACGAATGATCCGATTTTCATAATAAATTCGAACTGTCGCTTCATCTTCCACCGCTCGTGTCATATCATATATATCAATATAGTTACCGAAAACAGCTGGTGTTGACTTGTCCTCTAACTCAATTGGTGTTCCAGTAAAACCGATAAAAGAAGCATTTGGAAGTGCGTCGCGTAAATATTTTGCATATCCATATTTTACGTCACCTGTTTTTGTATTTGTCTTTGCAGATAATCCATATTGGCTACGGTGCGCCTCATCAGCAATAATAATGACATTTTTTCGATCAGTCAGAACTGGCATTTCGCCTTCCTCTTCTGGCTTAAATTTTTGGATGGTCGTAAAGATAATACCACCTGATTGTCGCTCATTTAGAAGGTCATACAGTCCGTTTATTTCTTTCGCCTTCTCATTGGCCTGCTGTTTTTTTTGATCATCACTAAGCTTGCGAACATCTGCTTGTTTCGGTGCTTGTCTTAATATATCCTGTGATTTAGAAAAAGTAGAATATAGTTGATCGTCTAAATCATTACGGTCTGTAATTACGACAATGGTTGGATTATTTAGCTGATTAATAAGTTGGCCTGTATAGAAAACCATTGAAAAACTTTTTCCTGATCCTTGTGTATGCCAAATAACACCGATTTTGCAGTCTCCATTTTCACTTGTTGCTGTTTTTGTATGTTCCACAGCCTTTTTCACAGCAAAATATTGGTGGTAGGCAGCCATGATTTTTGCAATCGACTTCTTATCCCCGATTTTCTTACCATTTTCATCTCGTTCCTCTTCGTGAGATTCTTGAAAAAGAATAAAATTCTGGATAATATCAATTAATCGTTCTTTTGAAAGCATACCTCGCAACATGACCTCATATTGCGGAACTTCCAAAGGTTCAATCTTTTCGCCATCCACAGAACGCCAATTCATAAAACGTTCTTGATTGGCCGTAATGGTCCCCGCTTTCGCATTAATTCCATCTGATAAAATACAAAATGCATTATAGTAGAATAAGGATGGGATATCGCGTTTATATGTTTGTATCTGTGCGTAGGCATTATCTATACTCACATTTTCATCAGAAGCAGATTTTAGCTCGATGACAACAAAAGGAATACCGTTAATGAATAGGATTAAATCTGGGCGACGCTCTTCTTTTTCAACAATAGTAAATTGATTGACTACAAGAAATTCATTATTAGATGGTTCTTCAAAGTCTATTAAGAAAGCTTTCATTGAGCGATTTTGCCCATCTTTGTGGAATGATACATCAATTCCCTCTGTTATCAATTTGTGAAAATAGCGGTTATTTTCTTCTAGGCTTGGACTGTTAAACGCAATAATTTGGCGGAACGCTTCTTCTAAAGCTTCATGTGGTAAATGCCTATTATTTTTAAATAATGCATCTTTCACACGGTCTTCTAGGATTACTGTACGATAATCCTTCCTTTCAGGTCGATCCCCGTCTGAACTAATTTCAGGTCCGAAAACATATTCGTAACCAAGCTCTCGAAGTATTTCAATGGCTGCTTCTTCTAACCTATCTTCGGTGAAATTTTCTAGAAAGCTCATTCGCCTCTCTCCTTTCTAAATGGGATTTATTTACTACATCTGTTCATTTAAAACTCATTATCTAAAGGCACACGAATTTCTCCAGACATTAGTTTTGGTAGAAGTGTATCACGAATTGACGTAAGAGCTTTATTTTCATTACTGTTATTTCTAATAATTGAAAATTGATAATCCATTACACTAGAGAATTGCTTTATAAGGTCTGTATTTTCAGGTATTATAACAAGTAAACTTTTTAGGTTCTTTTGATTTATTTTAAGTTGAACTGCTCCAGTAACTGCAGAGCTTACTTTTGTATTTTTTAGTACCATATAGACAAACTCATCTGAATAATCATCTTTACCTTTAATCACGTGAGCATGGTTGTTTACCCAAAATTTCCCCCAAACATATTGTAGTATCGGATAACCTAGATCATCGACTACAGTTCCATCTTCACCTAACAATACGTATATACCATCAAATATATAGTCATCAACATAATCCATTAAAGATGACGCTCCATAATAAGGGTATATCTTCTCTCTTTTATCTCTTTCATTTTTGGATAAAGGAATTCTCTTTGAATCAAAAAGATCGATTAATTCATCTAACTTAGTTACTTTCCAATCTTTAGGTATCATCCCCAACTCACTTTCAATCATTTCTCCGCCACTAGATTTGTATGGCTCTCCATTTTCATTCGGAAACTCAAAATCAACAAACCAATGTTTAAACAACGCTTGAGCCATTTCTTCCAGCTTTTCATTGATTTTATTGTTTGTTTCCTTTTTGTCGTCTAAGGTCGAGAGGATGTTTGCTATAGACTTTTGTTCATTTAATAGTGGAATTGATATCTTTGTTTTTTCTATTACATCTTTTTGCGCCCGTTGACGACCCGAAGTACCAGTCATTGATTTTATGGCAATATTTCTTAATTTATCAGATATTGATAAATAATATATAAAATCATTATATGACTTCTCTGGTATTTCTCGCATAACTATGAATTCAGTAGATCCAAAAGCTACTTCATCCTGATCTAAAATATCAACCTGCGCAGTTTTTCCATTCTCAAGACAGGGAGTTATTCGTGCTAGTAGAGTATCTCCATTTCTAAATTTTGTTCCACTTTTAAATTCAGAATACTCATACCCAGTAATTTTCCTTTGAAATTCAGAGAGCTTATCCATTCCAATCTTTTTTGCTATTGTTCCTTTTTTTAAACTTTCTCTAGGATTAAATAAAATAACTTCATTGAGGGATACTTCTTTCCAATCGTTAAATGTCAAAGCCAATCCCCCCTAAATTCTTAGTAATCTCTTCTTCCAATCGGTGGGATTTATCAAATAACTCTCTTAATTCTCCAGTAAGAGTCTCCATCTTTTCTTCAAACGGAATTCCATCATCCTCAACATCAACTAATCCAACATAACGGCCGGGAGTTAGCACATATTCATTCTCACGAACATCATCTAGAGTTGCTGATTTACAGAAACCTTTAATATCTTCATACTCACCGTCTGGTTTACGCCAGTTACGGTAGGTTCCTGCAATTTTTTGAATATCTTCTTCCGTTAATTCACGTAAGCGACGGTCAACCATTTGTCCCATGTTTCGAGCATCAATAAATAAAATTTCATTTTCACGACTTTGGTAGGTCGGATGATTTTTCTTATTGCGGTTTAAAATCCATAATGAAACAGGAATACCAGTTGAATAGAACAACTTATCAGGTAAAGCAACAATAGCATCAACTAAATCAGCCTCTAATAAACTTTTACGTATTTCCCCTTCATTGGAAGTGTTAGAGCTTAATGAACCATTCGCTAAGACAATTCCTGCTGTACCATTTGGTGCAAGGTGATAGACCATATGTTGAAGCCATGCATAGTTGGCATTTCCATTTGGTGGAGTACCATATTTCCAACGCACATCATCTACTAAATCATTTCCTCCCCAGTCACTGATATTAAAAGGAGGATTGGCCAAGATATAGTCAGCCTTTAACGTTTTATGCAAGTCATTATGGAATGTATCCGCATGATGTTCGCCGATGTTTCCTTCGAGGCCACGGATAGCAAGGTTCATCTTACAAAGTTTCCAAGTTGTTGAATTCAATTCTTGACCGTAAATAGATAGGTTCTCAATATTTCCTTGTCGACTTTCAACGAACTTTTCACTTTGGACAAACATACCGCCACTACCACAAGCAGGGTCATAGATTCGCCCCTCATAGGGTTCAATCATTTCAACCAAAGTTTTTACGACACTTTGCGGGGTGTAGAACTCTCCCCCGCCTTTTCCTTCTGCACTTGCAAATTTACCAAGGAAGTATTCATACACACGGCCAAGTAAATCCTTCTCTTCTTTACTGTGTAGTTTTATTGTAGAAATTAGGTCAATCAATTCCCCTAAACGACGTTTATCAAGCTCTGGACGTGCATAACGTTTATCTAACACCCCTCTAAGGGATGGGTTTTCCTTTTCAATCTCAATCATCGCTTCATCGATATATTGACCAATCTTTGGGTCCTTTGCGTGATCTTTAATAAAGCCCCAACGTGCTTGTTTCGGCACCCAGAAGATGTTTTCGTATGTATACTCGTCACGATCTTCTTCAAATCCATCTCCTTCTTCGAGTAACTCATTATATTTGGTTTCAAATTTATCAGAAATGTATTTTAAGAATATCAATCCTAATGCAACGTGTTTATATTCCGAGGCATCCATACTACCTCGTAATTTATCTGCTGCTTTCCAAAGTGTTTCTTCAAATCCAATCTTTGCTGTTTCCATGTTCTAAAACTCCTTCTTAGTAGTTGTGGTCATCTAATACTTCAAATAATTCACTCTCAAATTCATCCTGTTCGGGACCTGTAGACACCCAATTAGGTAACACTTCTAAATAATGCGCCAATCCTTCAATTGTCTTATGGAAAGTTGGTTCATGCTGCACTTTATCTAAAAGCTCCAAAACTAACTTAAATGTATCTAAATAAGGTTGGTGTTCCGTTTTATTTATCATATTCCGGAACTTTTCAATAAGCTTGGCTTTTTCAATATCATGCTCAATTTGATTTATTTCCTCTTTGTCATAAACCGGGACTTCAACTAGATCATTCTCTTCTCCAATTAAGAATTGTTCTTCATGTTTCATTATAACAGGCTGTAGATCTCGTTTTAGCTTTTCCTTTTGGATTTCCAGCTTCTCCAATTCGGTTAATTCCTTAGAAAAGTATTTATCCTCTATACCAAAAATATTCTCTAAAGTAGGTAGATGCTTTTTAGAGATATTTTGCCTCCCTTTAATCCATAGATTAATATTTTGCTTTTTGATACCAAGCTTTTCAGCTAGTTCAATATGCTGCATCCCATAAAGATCTAAGATGTATTCTAGACCGATCAATTGATCACCTGCCTCTAAATATTGTCTCAGTCAATATAATTATATTGTAATAGGCAATTTGGTTATAGTCAATTATTTATATAGATCATTAGTAACTAAAGGTGATTATGCAGTGGCTATGGTGTCAGTCACCACTTCTCTATCACTTTAGCGCAGTGGGGGACTGACCCTTTAATCCGAATTCAATACTACACCCTTGATTATGTTTCAGTGAAGAAGTTGTTAGGGAGTCTGGCCATTACCCTTATTTGTGGTACGGCTCTCCGTTCGTCATTCACTGGGAAAATATCACCAAAAAAAATTGGTGGTGGAGAAGGGGTGTCGTCCCCTTCTTCAAACCACAATGTCAATGACTTAATTGATTTCCTGTCTTTACTTAAATTAATCCCTTTTATTATTGAACGTAGTAGTACTTTTTTAGTTTTGTTATCGGCTATTTGAAGTAATTCGTCAAAGTCTCTTAGAGCCGTGATAATTTGGTCATTGGTGATATTTAAGGATGACGAATGATTTTTGATAAAGATCTCATACTCGTTAACCTTTTTTTCAATATCTTCTCTTTCACCTACAGTCTGATTTAACATCAAATTATAGTTTTTTTCTTCATTTTCGTTTTTGGCTTTAATTGCTTGTCTGGCTTTTGCTAATAGTGCTGCCTCTTCTTCCATCTTCTCTTTTAATTCTTTTTGCAAAAATCCTAGTTCGATCCTATACTTTTGAATATCCTCCGTTCGTTCTTCCTCTATATTGCTACATAATTCTTCAATTAACTTAGGAGAATTCATAAGATTTTTCACCTTGAGGAGAACCTGTTTTTCAATATCTTCTTTTACAACTAAGTTTGAATTACAGGCTGCTAATCCTCTTTGATGGAAGTTTTGACACTGGTAATACAGATAGTATTCTTTATCAGACTTTTTAGTTTTTGACATAACCATACCTTTACCACATTGCGGACATTTTAATATTCCAGATAATACAAACTCCCCTTCAAAGTTACTTGTTCTAATGAACTTTTTCTGTTCCTCTCCAACCTCTTGAACTCTTGTCCATAATTCCCGTTCAATTATAGCCTCATGTCTTCCTTTGACTAACTTAACTTCTGTTTGCTTTCCCGATCTACGCTTTTCACTCCAATTTAGATGCTTTCCCCACCTAATAAAACCTGCGTATGTAGGATTTTCGAGTATAGTTTTCACAGAATTGATACCAAATGCTTTATCTTTCTTTGTTTTGAACCCTTTAGTGTTTATGTGGTTTACAATACTTTTATAACCATGTCCTGATGCTCTTAATTCAAATATCTCTTTTACAATATTACTCTCATATTCATTAACTTTTAATTCGCCTTCCTCTGTGTCATATCCTAGGATAATACCCCCATTCCACTTCCCACTTTCCGCCCTTTTTTTCATTCCACTACTAACTCGTTCAATTATCTGAGACCTTTCATATTCAGCAAACGTTCCCAACAACGAAATAAACATGTAACCATTTGCAGTTGAACTATCAATATCACAGGTGCTTATTAACAACTTTTTATCATATGGCTTTAAGTAGTTATTTATTAAACTAAGTACCTGTTCGTTGTTTCTTGAAAGTCTGTCAACTTTCCAAACAGCAATGGCATCGAAACTACTTAAATTTTTTATTAATCGTTGAATATTAGGACGATTAAAGTCCTTGCCAGAATAACCATCATCAATAAATACCTCTAGATCTTTATATCCTTTCCTATTAAGATAAGTTTCTAATTGATCCACTTGACTACCAAGCGAAAACCCTTTTGTTTGTTCCTCTGTCGACACACGTGCATAAATTGCAGCCCTTTTAGTCATACTTATCATCCTCCAATAATTTATTTAGTTTCTCAACTCAAGCCTGCCTAACTTTTCCTTCTGAAGTTAATACCTCTGTTTTAATTAAATAGTCTACTGCGTCTGGAAAATTTATTGTTGCAGTTTTTGCTTCTTCTAACCAAAGTTCTTTTAGAAGTTTTGGTTTCATAAGATAATCACCTTCGATGACCCTAAAAGTAACATCTTTCTTAATGAAATTATTAAGAATACTAGGGTTTGCAACTAGTGCAGGTGATATTATTAATACAGTTGACCTTCTTTTTAGTTTCGAAAAATATTTATCTAGACTACTATTTTCAAAGGTTGTAACACCACACGAATTTTGAAGATTAAGATTATTTTTGTCAGCGAAGTTAAATGCTCTTGTCACATATAACAAAAATTCCTTATCTGCCTCCATGCTTTTTCCTTTAATTGACTCAGGCAATAATGTGAAAAAGGTTACATTTTTCATAAATACCATCTCCTTAAATTTTTTTAGTTGCATTATTTTGTTTTAAGCACTTGTGGAAATATGCTTCTGTTCTAATGTTATAGTCTGCACTCTTTCCCATAATTCTCTGTCAATGATTACTGGATGTTGACTTCTAACTAACTTATACTGTTTTCTATTTACAACATGGTCATCCCATTGTCGATATCTTATAAATCCAGCATAAATTGGGTTTTCGAGAATCGTTTTAACAGAATTTATACTGAAGCAATTTCCTCTCTTAGTTCTATAGCCCTTTTTATTAATTTGATCAGCAATACTTTTATAACTGTTCATTTTATTCCTTAATTCAAAAATCTCTTTAACTATTTGGCTTTCCCCTTTATTTATAGTAAGTTCACCGTTATCTAAATCATAACCTATCATTACTCGACCACTCCATCTTCCTAAACGAGCCCTTCTTTTCATCCCAAGACTAATTCTTTCAAAACTTATCCTTCTTTCATATTCAGAAAAGGTTCCCAGTAAAGCAATAAACATGTACCCATTTGTAGTTGAACTATCAACATCACATGTACTTACTAATAACTTTTTTTCGGAAGGCCTTAAATGGTTATCAATCAAATATAGTACATCACGATTGTTTCTTGAAATTCTATCTAGTTTCCAAACCGAAATGGCATCAAACCGATCTAAATTTCTTATTAATCGTTGAAATTCAGGCCGATTAAAGTTTTTACCAGAATATCCTTCATCAGCAAACACCTCTATGTTTGTATAACCCTTTTTATTTAAATATGCTTTTAATTGTTCAACTTGGCTCTCTATTGATACATCATTAAATTGTTCACTTGTAGCAACTCGCGCATAAATTGCAGCAGCATTATTCATTATTCATCTCTCCTTTTTATTTATTTGGTGGCACAAAGCCACCAAATTTTAGTATTTATTTACGTTTTGTATCAGCATACGCTTTTACAAGTTTGGCTAACGTTTCGATAAGTTCTTGTTTCTTTAGTTCTTCCGTAGTAGGAAAGACTAAGTTTTTCGAATTATTAAGTAATGTCAACCTCCCGCACCTCCTGCTAACGCCTCCCTGCAAGATTTTTTTAATTATGTTTAATGGAAAAGCATTCCTCAAAATTGAGTAATTACATTGTTTTCTTTTCCATTTCATCGATAATGCCATTTAGCCATTTTGCTGTTTTTTCATTACGAAACAGCGCTTTACTATACTTACTTTTTAAATTTATCCACTTAGATGCACTGATTTTGTTTCTCTGGTGACCATGTCTTAAATCATCATTTGATATCGCTGTAACACGATATTTAGATTTAACCCCATTTACTTCAACCAATACAAAACGGAATCCCTCAACAACAAATAGACCAATCACTTCTTTATCAAAAATTAATGAATCATGGACGACTATAGTATCAATTCCATCCTTCTTTAAATCTTTTATAAACAATTGCGCAACTAAAGGGTTATTTTTGTAAGACAAAGAATTTGTTGCCCGTAAACCTGTTGTTTCCTCCAATAACACTTCCAATACACGTCTCTTTAAATCTAAGTCTATGCTATCGTCTTTCTCACTACTTAGATGAACTAAATACCCTACTTTGGTTAATGATTTTGTTTGCATAAACAATTTCCTCCTAAACTTTTTTATTTAGAATCTTTAGGCAAGATCAAGATGCCATATTTTTAGTAATGTATTTCCATAATCCTAATTTGGATTTATGTTTTCTCATAGTTTCATAAACTAAAGAGTCAAATTCTTTAATTGTCCATATTGGATCAACATTCTGAAGGTACTTATGTACAATTTCATTTAGCGAATTAGGAATCGCTAATATGTCTACTATCTGATTCCTTTCGTTAACAAAATAGTGGACAACCTTCTTCTGATTTAAAAGGGGGATTAATTGCTTTAATTGGATCGTTTTATCAAACCAAGAATGATAAATATTTCTTTCATAATCTCCGAATTGCACCAAATAAAGTAATCCACTGGCAGTGCCATTATCTTCAATACCTGCTCTAACATTTGCATAAGGGTTATTAACCATCTTTTTTACCTTGTGGTTATAATCCTTAATCACAAACACTATCTCAGAAGTACCTTCATTACTAATAACTGTTGAATACATAAATCCCGGCTTCATTTTCTGAAACATTTCTTTCATTTTCATATTTCTCATAAATAACCTCTCCCTTTCGTTAGTAGTGCTGATATCACAGCCATCTAGAGCATAATTAAAATCATTTATTGCAACATATGATTACAAAAGACCAACAAAAAAAGTCCCCTCCTTTTTATTACAAATAGAAAAAGAGCAAATGAATATATACAAATACGAAACTAAAGTTTGATTGAGAATAAGAAAGCATACTCAACCATTGGAAATTGCATGTGAAACACACACTTTTCCCGTTTATTCTGTATATTCGTATATATTCATTTGCTCTTCCGTAATAAAAAGAAAGAGACTTATATATATAAAACTTATAGAAAACTAATTAAAGAAAAAATAAAACTATTGAATCAAAATATAATATATATAACTTGATTAATATCTTAGTATAAATATTTCCTTTTGTAAAGGACCTTTGATAAAAAAGTTTATTTTTTTCGGAAAGGCCTCTAGAAAGCCCTTCCGAAGTGTATAAAAAGTATATTCGGTATATTCTAGTAAAAGTATATAACGTCCAAATAATGTAAACAAGTCTTTTTAAGTAAGAGACTATCCTAAAAAATAACTATTTAACCGAGTCGGTGCAGATACCCAAGTAGTAATGATAAAACAATATTAAAGAATAGGATTCTTTCCAACCAAGATTTATGTTTTAAATTTTCACTTTTCTTGTACTTATTATTTTTTGCTTTAATGTATCCTTGAAGTATCCAAAACCGCGAATATCCACCAATGGTGAGAAAAATAATAAAGTATAAAATAGGTATTACGTTATCAATAAAAAACACCATGAAAAAAAATAGAATGATGTACGCAAGTATTAACCAACCAAACAACTTATGAACAATTCCTATTGGAAAGCCATTTTCTATCTCTATTATTTTATTATGAAAATTAACGAATAATACGGTATTAAATACTACTCCTCCAAAAAACATGACAACAGAAGAAATAAGGTAATAATCAGTGGTTGGAATTATATAATAAGTCCACATCCAAGGTAAAAATACAGTTGTAAAAATCAGTGAAAAATAAAGTGAAATTAAAAGAACGACCATTTTATGCCACTGTTTTTCAAATATCAAACCCATGATAAAGCCCCCTTCAATTACTACAATGTGGTAGATGATATTTTTGTTTTCATATCGTGAAATTCACGACGCCCTCTTTAGGAAACATAACCTGCAACGATCAAAAAATTGTCATCTTTAATCATTAAGTCGTCGACTAGAAACACGGATTAATGTAAAAGCCTGATATACGGTTAGAACCATAACCTTCTGCAAAAGTTCTTTCTTGTTAACATTCCATTTAGTCACTAGAAATTCTTCAGCAGTTTCATCAACTACACAATTTATTAACCTGTTTTTAAAAGACATACCATTAGAAGATTTACTTCTACTCCATGCTTCTTTTACCAAATTAATTTCATCATCAGTAAAGATAGAAAGAATTTCTTTTTCAGTTCTAGCAGCCATTCTTGCAGCAGCCTGAAGTTGTTTATTGATGAAGTCTATTTGGCTCTTCGTATATGTTTGGAATTGACTATCCAAAACCTGTCCCTCCCTATAATTTTTAATTTTATTCGTAACTTCTACTGGATAATGTCAGTAAGATATCCAATTGGAACATCAACATCACTATGTAAGTCAATTGTTTTTTTTATGATGCTATACTCTAACCCATACTCTTTGCATAAATTAGAGAACCTTTTGAAGTTATCCCAACTCCCTAGTTCCTCATAGTCATAAAGCAAAATCCTATCAATAATTGTTAAATCCATTGATTTTAAATAAGATTCCAAAACACTAAGGTCAACAACTAAATGCATCTCTAGTTTTTTATTAAAGAATCTAGCATGTTCCTGCAACTTTACAGTTATTTCTTGGCACTTCGCTACATTAAATGTTATTCCATAGTAAATCCCCACATTATCACCTTCCCAATTATATTTGATGACTACTATAGCGCGAATCAAATCATCTTCAAGTTTTTTTATCTATTAAATGTGTAGTTTGTATTATTCATAGATAAAGAACATGTAAAAATCTAGTATCTAACACCTAATTAATATGCTATTGAAAAATTTTATTTACTCTTTGTAAACCATAATTTGATTTTAGGCAGCAAAAATGGTCAACAAAAAAATGTGGTGATTTCGTCCAAAAAACGGGAGAATCGGGGAGAATTAAGGATTTGGATTAAATGTCGTTTAAAACCTAATTTCTTCTGTTTTTTTCTATCAGAGTATTTTTTTTGATTTTAATTCTCTATATCATGTATTTTTTTCATTTTTATGGTATTTTATTTGTTACCTAAAATTCAGGTAACAAAAGTGGTAATTTTCCACTTTCGATCTTACTCATTAACTATAGTTATTAATGATTAAAATCATTTTATTGATTATAATCATTTTACTCATTAGAACTATTATTAATAATAAATAATCTCTTATTTTGATTAAAACGCTTAACTTTCATTATTAATGGGTAATATAAAGAGCGCTCAGTAAACTGAACGCTCAAAATTAAAACTCTGTTCGTTTCAAGGCACTTTGCAACTCTTGAATTGAAGGTGTGACATACACCCTAGTGGTTTCAATACTACTATGACCAGCCAGTTCTGCAATAGATTGGATATCTACGCCATGTTGTGCTAACTGTTTGCAGTATGTGTGCCGTAGTGAGTGAGGAGTTATCTCAATCCCTAGTTGTTTACTATATTTCTTAAATATATGCTGAACTGCTCTTGTCGTAATATGGCTACTTTTACTGCTCATTAGTAAAAACTCGGATTCAGAATCTCTTTCCCCCAACCATTTCACTATTGCCTCCTTGGTATTTTCGGATAAAGGAACCATCCTATGTTTATCTCCCTTGCCATTTACTCGAAGAATTCCCCTTTGTGTATCTACGTCGATAATTCTGGCATTGCAAATCTCCTGTACACGAAGGCCTAAATTTACAGCCAAATAAACTATTGTTTGATGAAGCATACCTTTTTTATGGTTTTGTTGTTTAGTCAACTCAATTGCATGTAATAACTTACCAACTTCTTTCCTTGTAAGCCAACGTATGTTATTCTGTTTTTGAATCTTTTTGATTTTAATGTTTTTGGAAAGATTGACATTGGTTGATCCAATACTTACCAGAAATTCTGACCATTTCATTAATGCAACTAACCTTCTATTGATTGTTGTTGGAGCAATAGACTGATCCGATTTAAGTTGTCGTTCATAATCTTTTAAGTCAGTAGAAGTAAGATCGGATATTAAATGAGGTGGTTCATACCTTTGATGGATCCATTTTAAAAAGTGGTTCAAATCTTGGGTATAACTTTTAATGGTGTTTAAACTTTTATCTTGTTCCAGAAGATGTGTTTTGAAACTTTCTACCGATTGTGAAATAGTGGCTGGAGCCGTGTTCATTATAACAATCCTCCCTGCTATGTTATACGACGAAAAAAGTATTTCTTTTATAGGTATTATGCGACGAGAAAATATATGAAAATGAAGTACTCTTGTCGCATAAACCATATTATCTGACAAACTTGTTGTTGGTCGTATTATAGCGCGTAAGGATCACTTTGCCAGCGCCTTTCGTATGTATTTTGAATATTTCCCTTATATAGCAACAATAAGTACGTTTCACTGCTGAATGTAATTTAATTGCTCCTCTGTTACTCTATACTCGTCACACCCACAACCGAAATTTAAATATAAATTAAATGTGCCATCATTGTTGAGACTAGCACTTTTAAAGTTTGCATGCTGATACATTCCTCTTACTGATTCTAAATCTGTATCTGATAGTAGTTCCATTGAAATCACCTCCAACTGTTAACTTAAGAGAAACTTCTATTTATAGTAATTAAAACTTATATCGTTCACTTCTTTTAGGTTATACCTTTCTACTAATTTGTTGTGTTTTAATTCTGCTAGTTTTAACTCATCTTCATTAAATAATGATTTTAAGTCGGTTCTTTGAATTTTATAAAGAGCACATAAGGCAGCATATTCCAATTTCTCTTTTAATTCTTCATCATTTTTTTCTTCAGGGACTTCTGCTGCGATTTCAGAATAGTAATCTGATATTCTAGATTGTACCTCATCAACCATTTCCTCAACTTTTTCAAAAAGTAGGATGATTGCTTCCACCTTACTTTCGGCTATAAAGTCATCTGTATAGGTAGCACCATCAGTTCGGTCTATAAGACACCTTACCTTCTCCTTCTCCTTATCAATATAAAATCCTACATAATCATATTGATTACCAACACCCACATTAAACAGATTATCCATTTCCTCTTTAATTACTTCTTCCATTAATCATCCTCTCCTTCCATTTTGCCAGTTTAATTGGCTTACAATTGTTATAACATAAAAAGAAAAAGACGAGATAAGTATGTTTAGAACTAATTGTACAAGTTTCATAAAAATATGAAATTCAGAATTATACATGATATTCTTATTAAAACCAATTAAAAGACTATTAACAAAAAGGCATTAAATAAGTAAACTTCTATGCAGTTTTTTTCAGTTATATTAATGAATACTTTATCTGTTTTGTTTGAAAGGAGTGTTTTAAATGGACAATGACATTAGTGCTTTTGCGAAGAAAATGAAACATTTGTTTATTACTGAGAGGAAGAAATATATTATTCAGATCGAAGACGGTTCATATACATGGAAAGATAAGAACTTTATTGATGAAATGCTTGATTTACATCTGGAACGAAAGCGTACATACGGCATATTTTGTGGAGAAGAATTAACTAAATTCATTTCTTTTGACGTTGATATCCCATCAAAGGAAGTCGTGCAATCCATTTACCTAGTTTTAAATCAAATCGGAATTTCATCGGAATTTATACATACAAGTTGGAGCGGCTCAAAGGGGTATCATGTGGATGTTTATTTTTCTGATACCCTTGGCTACCCTAAAATGGTTAAACTTTACGACTATGTTGCATCTAAATTGCTTCAAAAATATCCCGACTTAGAAGAAAAGAAAATTGAATGTAGACCAAGTCCAACCCAAGGACTGAAACTTCCACTGGGCGTCAATAGAAATAACAAGAATGTGAATAGTAATATTTGTTGGTATGTAAATATACATGATGACTTTAAACCAATAGAAACGTTAGATTACATTCTAGATATTAAACCAATTGACGTGAATCAAATCCGGTCAATTATCAAAAGATTACCAACTATAAAAAGCAAGAGCAGTTCTGAAAATAACCCAGTTGCAAAAAAAGACATAAGTAAAAATGCCAAACATAATAGACAGGTTCGTACCAGTGACACACTGAATTCCTTAGAAAATTTATTTAAAAATGGACTAAGGAGTAAAGGTACAAGACATAAAAGTCTTATTAAACTTGCGATATGGTTAAACACGAGGAATCACAGAAGGGAAAGTTGTGAAGGCATCTTAAGAGATTGGATGAAAAATCAAAAGAAGGAATATTATGATACCCCCTTGGAAATTTGCTTTAAAGAGATTAGCCGAATCGTAGAAGGTGTCTATTCTAAAAACATTGTTCTTGGGGGAGGCAAATCAAAAACACAAATAGTAGTGTCAAGAAATGACTTACTAACTATTCATCAATATCCTAAAAAGTTTCACAAAACTATTAATGCACTCTTTATTCATTCAAAACGTTTCGCAGATGAAAGCGGTCAGTTTTATATGACATATAAGCAAATCGCGAACTCTGCACCATGTGGACTTAGGACAGCATTTAATCATATAAAGGAACTTGAGGAATCAAAAGTTATTAAGGTTATGAGATCTCCTATCCTATTTGATGGAGAAACCTTCTATAACCTACCAAATACATACCAATTAAACCTTGATTTTGTGGATGGTGATAATGATATCTCCATTACTATAAAGGCACCGAAACTAAAGGAATATAGTAATACCAAAACCCAACTTACCCTTAAGGCATTTCCTAATAAAGAATGGATGGATATAGATAATATATTAAAAAAGGCATTGCTTAAAAAGACTAAAAACCAATAA